GACGACTCGGTAGCCGTCGAACTTCAGGGAGACCTCCTGTGCCTTGTTCGTCGCGGTGCGCTCCTGCTCGGTGACAGGGTGGCGGTACGTCTTCGGGTAGTCGCTCATGGCTTCAGAATAACAGACCACTAGCGCTCTGAATCTCCGAAGTCGCCGCCGACGTAGCGAACCGGCGCGTTGATCAGGGTGATCGTGTTGTTGAGGTTGTTGATCGCCTCAGCGATGGCCAGCAGGGACGCGGACACCGTCAAGAGACCATGATCCGAGACCGGGCCGTTGCGGACCTCGCCACCCTTGGTGATCGCGGCGTCGGCGTCTTCGTAGGCGCTCATCGGCGCTCCTCGCTCACGTTGACCGCACTGCTGGCCGTAATGGACAGAAGGCGCAGGAAGTCCCGCCACATCTCCTCGACGTCGCCCGCGTCGAAGCAGGCGGTGTGGCGGCCGACGACATCGTCGAAGGCCACCTTCAGGAGCGCCTGCAGGTTGGTCTCGACCTGAGAGGCAACGCTGTCGCGCAACTTCCTCACGGCGTCGTCGATGTACTCCTGGACGTCGATCGAGATGGAGAAGCCATCGGCGCCGATCGGCTTGATGTCGTAGCCGGAGACGGCGGCGAGGGCCTTGACCTCTCTGTCCATCTGCTCCATGTAGGGCTTGATGTCTGTCTTCTCGAACGGGGCGAACTTGTCGTCCCGAAACTTCTTGGGATCCTCCATGCAAGAGACCCTAGCGCCGAAGCACTAGGGTCTCTGTAGCGACTCACTCGGATCACGGAGTGGTGTCGAAGCCCATCTCGTCGAGGAGAGCGAGCCAGCCCGCACCGCCGAAGAGGTAGGACTCCGAGTAGCCCAGCGTCGAGTCGATCTCGCCGGTCACGGTGACGCCCCACTGGAGTTCCGCCTCGCCGCCGTGGGTCTGCTCTGCGTACGAGGACACCTTGGCGCGCGGAAGGAACCGAGCGATGTAGATCTCGCCGAAGTCGCCCTGGTCGACCGCGAGCGACAGGATCCGGTAGTGCCGCGAGGACGGCTTCGCAGGCTTCGCGATGACCACCTCGCCGGTCTGCGCGTCGGGCACGATGCCGGATACATCAGCGCCGGTCCCGATGCCGATGGTCAGGGCCTTGGTCTCCTGCATGGTGAAGGAGAGCGTGGTCGTGTCGGCCGTGATGTCGGTCCGGGTCGGGGTGTTCGAGCCCCACGAGTTGACGTCCGAGGAGGTCGTGTCGCGGGAGAACTGGGCGCCATCGGTGGTGATCCAACCGAAGTCGTCCCACCCGGCGGGGAGCGGGGTGAGGTCGATGACCACGGGCGGGCCAGCGGCGTAGGTGGTGAGATCGCCGATCGCGGGAGCGGTGATCGGGGCGCCGAAGACAGAACCTTCGAGACCCTTGCGGATCAGTTCGTTCTTCTTGTTCGCCAGGTCGGCGTACGACGGCATCAGAGCCTCCTGAGAGAAGTGGGTCTTGGGTCACCCCCAAGCCTAGGAGGGTCTTCTCCGACAAGGATACCCATTGCAATGAGTCACCGTGCGGAACCGGCCGAACTAGGTCCCGAGATGCAGCAAGCCCCCCGGCCCGAAGGCCTGAGGGGCTTGCTTCTCAAGTTCCGCCCGGGGGCGGTCGAGATCACGGGGTCAGGACGGATCCGGTTCCGGTGAAGTTCAACTTGATGATCCGCACGTTCTTGCGGGTGCCGACGGCGACCGGGGTGACCTCGGAGCCGTCGCGGTTCCGCATCACCTCCAGTTCCTCCGGCGTGAACTCGCCCTCCTCGACGATCCAGTTGCCGTCCTCGTCGCGCTCGTCGCGGACCTCGTTCATACCCATGAACGAGGAGACGACCGAGCGGTCGCGGAGGAAGTTGGCGTCGTAGTCCTGGATCCAGCGGACGGCGAGGCCGTTCCGGCGGATCCCGGCGTTACCGGTGACCGCACCACGGGGGACGTCCGGGGCCGCGTTGCCCAGGATGAAGGAGGTCCCGTGCATGTAGTAGCCCTCGTTGGGGTTGAGCCCGTTGTGCTCGACCACCAGCGAACCGGAGAGGCGGCCGATGACCGCGTCGCGGACGGCCGGGCTGGCGGTGTCCGCCAGGTCGGCGTTCGAGAGACGCTCGGAGGCGCGGAACGCGGCGCCGACGTCGTTGCCGACCAGGAAGATGCGGCCCGAATACGGGGCGACCTTCTCGGAGTCCATCAGGCGCTTCGCCTCGACCGCCACCAGGTGGGGGTCGTCGCCGTCGGAGAACGGCACGGTGTGCTTGATGGAGGTGGTCGTCCGGACGGCCGAGAGCGCGCGGCTCTCGATCTGGTCGACCACCGACTGAACCTGCGGGGCCAGGACGTCCTGCGCGAAGGCGATCTCGTCCAGGGTGAAGTGCTCATCCTCCAGGCCGGTGGCCGAGTAGATGTGCGTGTTCAGCCGGACGGGGATGTTCCCGCCGGTCTGGAAGATGTCGTCGAGCACGATCGGGCCCGTGCGGCCACGGAAGTCGTACTGCCGCGCGGTGGCGATCGAGCCGTCGGTCACCTTGAAGTTGACGGTGTCGTTGAGCGCACCGACGAAGTTCTCCTTGCCGAGGACGGTCAGAAAACGCGGCAGAAGCAGCATCTTCTCCATCATCGGCAGAGTCATCTGACTCTGCTTCTTCGCCTTGACCTTGCGTACGGCCATGGTCGGTTCCTCCTAAGTGGGAGCGTGGTCTTGGGTCACCCCCAAGCCTAGGAGGGTCTTCTTTCACAAGGATACACATTGCAATGTGTCCCCGTGCGGAACCGAGAGATTAACTCCGGCGCCGTGCCTCGAAGACGTAGATGGTCCCCACCTCGAAGATCCGCTTGTCTGCCGTCGGGCGCTTCGAGGGGGTCTGATTCTGCGAGATCGTGTCGATGATCATGCCCTCGTGACGGGCCCCGCGCGTACGAAGGAACAGGTCTTCGAGTTCGTTCGCGATGGTGGCGGCGCGGACGAAGTTGTCGTCGAACACAGCGATGTCGACGGCCCACTCGCCCTCCAACTGGGTGGCCCCGCCGCCGGGCATCTGCTGAATCTGGATGTAGGGCTCCTGGCCGAGGACATACTGGGCATCCCCGCCGACCCGGCTGCCGATCGCGGGGTAGCGCGCCTGGATGAAGGCGCGCACAACTCGCTCGATCAGGGGGAAGGCCCCCGAGGAGTCGAGCGAGTCCTCGGTCCAGATCCGAAAGCCACCCTGGGCGCCGCTGACGATCGGGGCGGATCCGGCGACATCGAAGACGGCGCCGAAAGATCCGTGCGCCATGCTGACCACGTCCGCAGATCCATCGAACCCGAGGATGGCCGTCGGGGTGCCAGCGGCTCCGGAGATGATCGCGGCGACGCCGCTGATCTCATGCGTCTCGCCACTGGCGGCGGCGCTGACTGCGAACACGAGACGCTCGCAGGTTGTCGCGGTGTCGGTCGAGGTCGCGGCGGAGGAGTACGTCGAGCCGGTCTCGCCCTCCAGGAAGGACAGCGAGTAGCCGTAGCCGTCGGTGGCTGCCTGGGAAACCGAGGTGTCGACGGCCTCGACGCCGTTGCTCCAGGTGAAGGAGACTGGGCTCGGCAGGGCGCGGTTCTGGCCGACGGCCGCCGCCCGGAAGTTGGCTGTGTCGGTCAGGCCGGACAGCGAGGGACCGGCACCCCCGGCCCCCGAGACGTTCCCCTGGGCGGCGGCTCCGAGGAAGACGGAATCGACGGGGAACTCGTAGAAGTCGAACACGACCGGACGATCGATGCCGTTGTGGGTCGTCGAGAGCACGTCACCACCGGCTGCGGTCCGATACCAGACGTAGAGACCGGTGTTGTTCACGGCCGATCCGCCGCCGGGGAGCGTCCAGCCACTCGGGGTCGTCGAGGTGACAGGGCCCTCGACGACACAGACCAGAAGGTTCCCGGCAGACGGTGTAAACGGGGTGCCCGCTACCGCCACCCCAGACGATGGGTCGACGGTGTGCGAGTCGGTCCCGTTTCGAGGGGCGGCGATGGTGACGTGGTTGATGAAGGTCGCCATCGGGAAAGCCCCTTAGTCGAGAGTCAGGTAGATTTCGCCAGCGGCAACCGCGAGGCGATCGCCGATGGCCAGGGTGCGAGGAGTGGTCGCCGCGTGCCAGTCAGACTTCTGAGTTCCGCCGGTCCCAGCGCTGAAGATGGCCCAGTGCGAGACAGTCCCGGCGGCCGTGGCGGCGTCGCTGACCAGGTCGGAATTGACGGCCTTCTTGCTCGGGGTCTCCGCCGTGGCCGCCGCCCAGCCGGTGGCGCCGATGGCCAGGCGCGGCAGGCCCGCGAACTCGCTGGTCCCGTTGGTGGACCAGGCGATGTGGTCGTTGCTGGCCGCGTTCGGGAACACGTTGTTCAGCGCCTGCTGCTGATACGTCTGGGTCAGTCCGCTCATGACCGGGGTTCTCCTGTCGAAGTTCGAGTGGTGCCTATTCTAGCCCTAGTCGATGGGCTTCCAGGACCCGAAGTCGGCAGCCGCTCGGCGCAGGTTGTAGCGCCGAGTCCCGTCCTCGTTGTAGGAGAACTCGGCACGCTCGGCGGGCTCCCCGTCTCCGGTCACCTTGACGACGACGCGAGCATTGCCGCCGACGACCTTGGAGCCGCCCTCGCGATCGACCGTGTACACGGCCTTCATGGCGGCCTCGGGTCGGGTGTCCTCTGACGGCTCCGGGGCGGTCGCGGTGGCCTGGAGAGCGATCTCGATGGCGATGGGCTCGACCATCGAGCGCATCTCCTCGGACATGATCCAGGCGCCGAAGGACTTGTGATCGGGGACGTACTTGACGACCTCGCCAGGTGCGAATCGGGGTACGCGCGCCATGGTTACCTCCGGCAGCCAAGAAGGATCGGATAGTTCAGGGCTCGACAGACGGCCTGGCGGGTGACATCGGCGTCGTCGCCAGGGCGGCCGGTGAGGCCGCGAGGTCCACGAGATCCGTCATCACCGTCCTGGCCGGTGAAGCCTCGGGGACCGCGAGGACCCCTGGGTCCCTCTGGGCCCGTCCGGCCGCGCGGTCCGGCCTCGGCGATGCAGTCACCAATCCGAGTCTTCCTCCCGGCCGTCGTGGTGAACACAAAACGCCCGTCCTCGCAGGTGACACTGGCGATGCCAGTCCCGGTCGTTCCTTTGGGCCCGGGCAAACCATTGGAACCCCGACAGTCGATGGCACCCGACGAACATAGTTGCTCCATCTGGGCTCGGGACTCGGCCACAGCCTCCCGGGTGGCCGCGTCGGATCGATAGTTGACGAAGGTCAGGATCCCGAACGTGATCAGGGAGAGGGCCAGGAAGACGGCCCCGGCGATCACCCAGACGCGGCGCTTCTTCCGCCGCTCGATCTCGTCGACCACCTTCAGCATCGTCTGATAGGTGTTCTCTTCCATTACGACGCCCTGGAGAGGTTGACGATCTTGGCCTTGGGCCTGCCGTTCTTCTTCTCGTACGGGCCCGGCGTGCCGGTGATGTCCCAGAGGACATCTTCGGAGACGTCCGGGATCCCGAGGAGTCGGATCTGGTCGTCGCCCTTGATGTCGGCGGCGTACGGGGCGGCCACCGACCAGGCGTCGACTCCAACCCAGCCGCGCTCCTCCTCGTACGCCGACTGCGGCCAGACGATGCAGCCGTGGACCTGGTGCTCGGTCGGGGGAGGGGGCTCGGGGTCAAGGCGGTCGGCCTCGGCCTGGCGCGACACGACGATGGTTCGCGTGCCCAACTTCTTGGCCATCAGGTCACCCCGTCACGTAGTTGGCGTCATCGCCGGGGTCGCCCGGCGAGAACATCGGGATCATCCACTCGCGGGGGTCTGGTGAGGTCTCCAGGTTGATCTGCATGTTGTCGCCGACGTAGAGCGGCGAGGTCTGCTGGAGTGTCATCGCGTCTTCGCGAGTCGTCTCGATCGTGAAGAGTTCGCCGCCGAGGCCGTCCGGGTCGCCGGTCGGGTTGTACTTGGTCAGGGTGGCACGCTCGGCCTCGGACAAGTCCGTGAAGAGGGCCTGGGCGTCAGCGACGCGGTCACCACCGATCGGGCCAACGGATCCCTCGGCGATGACGCGGCCGGGGTTCTCGTAGGCGCGCTTGCAGACGTTCAGCACGACCATGCGTACGTCGAACGGTGCCTGGTCCACGCCGGGCTCGTAGGTCCAGTTGGGGTGACCGCCCAGGAAGCAGGCCAACTCGGAAACCTTGTCGATCAGTTCGATGGCGAAGGGGTCAGCGTCGACCTCGGCCAGTTCGTTCTGCGTCCACGTGGCGAGGGTGGAGGTGGTCAAGAGGTCTGCCATAGTGCCTATTCTTGCACACAGAACAGCGCCCCGCTCAGATGCGGGGCGCTGTCTGGTGGCGGTGGATCAGAAGCCGAAGCCGTTGCTGACGATGTCGTCGGCGACCTTGTCGAAGTCGATGATCCGGTCTCCGTCGTCGGCGCCCTTGCGGCCGTTGGTCAGGCGCGGCTGACGGCGAAGCGACGGGGTGTCGTCGTCGTCGTCGTCATCGTCATCATCGTCGTCGTCCTTGGCGTTGGGGTCGGGGAGGTTGAAGTCCTCGCGGACCTGCTTGAGGGACTTCTCCAGTTCCTCCTTGGTCTCGCCGGTGACGTACTTGGCGTACTTCGGCTCCAGGTCGCCGATGACCTCAGCCTTCAGGTCGGCGGCGGCCTTCTCGGCCTTCAGGGAGTCGAGTTCGTCCTTGTACTTGTCCCGGTCGGACTCCGCCTTCTTCAGCGCGGTGGCGGTCTCGGCGCCCGTGGAGTCGTCGGCGCGCTTCTTCTGCGCGGCAGCCTCGACCTCGGCGGCGGCCTTGTCGGTCTCGGCCTTGGTCTTGCCCTCCTCGGCGGCGTCGCGAGCGTCCTGGGCCTTGGCCTTGTCCATCTGGAGGCCGTGGATGTAGCGCTTCAACTTCGCCTTGTCGATCTCGACCTCTTCACCACCCTCGGTCTCCCAGGGGGCGCGGAACGACTCGATCGGCGCGATAGCGTCTACGTGCTTCGGCATTAGTTAGTGACCTCCTGCGGTCGTGTAAACGTCTAGTGACGATCACTAGAGTAACTCAGGCAGCCCTACGCCGCTTGAGAATGTCCTCGATATCCAGCATCTCCCCGGTCTTGATCAGGTGGTTGTAGCCGATCCTGAAGTTCTTGAGGTTGCCGGGGCTGTTGTCGTCGCCGGTCGTGAAGGCGCTCCACAACTCGGCGTACTCCTCTGTCTTCTGCACGCGCTTGTCGGTCTCGAAGTAGACCGGCTTGAGGTGGCAGCGGCAGCGGTTATGCACCTTGGCGGTGCCGGTGCCCTCGAAGTTCTCGTTGACGTCCTCGAAGGCACCCTCGCGGAAGGCCCGATACTGGAGGCCGCGCGAGGCCAGCATCGCGCAGAACCAGCAGACCTGCGAGTCGTCGGAGGTGACGCGGACCCAGCCGAGCGCGACCGCGTCCTGCTGCGAGACGTCGAAGATCGTCTGGCGAGCGCCCATCTGGGCGAAGCGCACGGCCTGCCCAGCGACCTCCTTGGCCGTCTCCTCCTTGGCCTCGCGCTCGATGACA